CACATGAAAACATCCTTAAAGCTTGTCGAGTTAAAAAATCCTTTTAACTTAATTTGAGGAAACGTATTACTTATTGCATCAATAATTGTCTTACATCTTATTGCTGGTTTCAAGTCTGTCCATATAAGTCCAGTTCCAGTTGCATTGTCTTGATATCCAGAGTTTGAATATCTCATGTTTTTACTGTGATGAATGTTAGGCACAAGTATATTTGTGCTTCCAAAAGATGTTTCAATAGCACTATCTCCAGCAGTAAAGAGATTCTCAATATTGAGCTGTGTATAATCAAAGTTTAAACTATCTGGATAATTCAATCCAGCAAGAGTTGTTTCTCCAAGAACTTCTTTTAATTCAACAGCATCTCCATAAAAAACAACTTTATAAGCATGAGCTTTATTGTCTTTTAATGAAACGCTTTTAAATTGAATCTTTCCTTTTTTATAGTCAATTCCATTTAACTTAATTATCGCATCATGTCTGTATCTTGCATCAAAGCTATTTTCAATACTTAAATTTTCATAATGTCTAAAAAGCTTGTTGTTTAACTTAGATGCTGGAAGATTAAATTGTTGGCTAAACGGAGTAAAGACTTTCCCAACATCTTTTACATTTAACAAACTATCTGTGATACTTATGCTTTCATCCTCAAAAAGATCTGCTCTAAAATAATCGCTTGTAATTCTATATGGCTCACTTAAAGAAAGAGGAGTAAATAAACTTGTTGAGAGTGTAAGCTCTGAATCGCTAACAACAGCAGTAACTTTTGCAATCTCTCCACTGCTTAAGTTAGTTACAAAATCTCCTACTTCAATAGTTGAGCTAAAATTCCCACTTTCATCTATTAACTGATTTGCTACTAAGCTTACTCCAGACCCATTATATCGCTTGTATCCTCTTATGTATAACTCAATTATCTGCATTAACGTATGTTGTTTATTGTATCAAAAGCAAAGTCAATATCAATCGTATAATTAATCAACTTATCATTAAGAACTGTTTTATAAGAGAAACTTCCACCGCTTATATTAATAGGAAGAGTTTTGCTTTCAATCTCAATCCAACAAGCTTCTGAAAGTTGCATCTGTTTGAAAACCTCATTGTATTCCTCTGGATAAAAGCCAGTGTTTAAAGTTAGCTTTTCCTTTCCATTCTTTGTTAAGATTTTTTCTTGATGTCTGCTTGTATCATAAGCTCCATTGACAATGATATTTCTTTTGAATTTCTCATCCTTTGTGCTTAGCGTTTCATTTGATCTCTTAAAAAACCATATATCTTGAAGAGCTCCAAATTTATTTACAAAAGTAATCTTGAATGGTTGATATTTGCACTCCTGGATATTATCAACTGTTAGCTTTATAACTCCATTATCTGTATCAATATAAATAGTATCAAAATCAAATAAAGTAAAATCATCTACAAAATCTTGCAAACATGAACTGTCCTCAAAAGTTCCTCCATCTTGAATCACTCTATTTTCAAACTCATCTGCACCATTAATTCCATTAGTTACGTATTCAATCTGCTCATCACTTTCTAAGCTACTGCTTATTGCTTTAGTATATACCAGCTCTCCATTAAGCTCATAAGTTACTTGATTTGCTGTTGAAGTATCAACTGGAATAACTGCTGGTGCATCATCAAGCTTAACAACTATATTGTTGCTCTGTAAAAGTCCAGAATCATTCTGTGGATTGGCTTCATCTTCATAATATCCATAACCATCAAAACCAGTTAATTGAGTATAACTTGAGAAGCTACCAGCTACTCCAGAAATGTAATTCTTAGTTCTATAATCAACCCAAACGTTTAAGGTTTCGTAATCTCCATCAAAAGTCTGTAGCAGATAATCTCTTACAATCTCTCCGATCTCAAAGGTTACATTTTCTGTTATAGCAAATGAAGTCAATTGAAACAAGTTACTTCTGTCTGTCGTTTGCGTTCCAGTATAAACATACAATTCCATATCCACTTGAGTTAAATTACTCGCTGAGATATTTATGTAATATGGACTTCTTGCATTAATCTTTGACATTTATTTCTCTTTTAAATTTATTTGTATCTGTTTTTCTATTCCTATTGAATAAGCTTTTACAAGATCATCTGGAAGTCTTTTGAATGCTCTTTCAAATGGCTTTGTAAAAAACATGCTGGCTTTTATTCCAGTGCTGTAAACGCTTCTTGTTATAATGAAAGAAGTTTGCTCATAACTCAAAAATCTTCCTTTCTTATCTCTAAACTGTATACCTCTTCTCCTTACCCACTTATCAATGCCTTTAGTCAATCCACCTTTTTTTCCAGTCTTTCTACCGAACTTGTATGGACTGTTTGGAGCTTTAATGCTTTTATCTTTTCCTTGAACACCCTTATCTACAAAATCTCCATAGTCAGCCATTTTAAAAGCCATAGACGTTTCTTTTGCACTTTGGGATACCTCATACCCTAAACTATTGTAAAGTTCCTTAGAAGCGTTCTTTTTGCCTTTAGTTAAGTTGCTTCTGCTTTGCTGAATCACATACTTTGCAAACTTATTCAATTCATCTCTTAAGTATTTCTCTGCTAACATATATCAATATCATTCCTCACAAAGACATCAAATGTTGCTGCCCAACCAGCAAGACGATTCTCGAAACGCTCATAAAATGGCTCAAGATTTGCATCTCCATCCAGTTGATATTGATCCGAGTAAAGAACTCCTTTTCTCAAAACCATTACCAGTTTATTAAGAACTGCAAGTTGAGTATTTAAAATATCTTGTTCATTATTATTTCCTCTGAATATATCACTTGTTTCCTCTTTGCTTTCATCAACGATATCCATTGCAAGAATACTTACGTTGAACGTTAGCGTTTGCTCTTGTGTGCTTACGTTGTTTATGATTATGTGGCACAAAGGAAAGATACTCTGCTTTGATAAATCAATGTCATAAATATCTCCAGTGGTTACTGTATTTACATTGACATCATTTAGAAGCTGGTTTTTGATTGCTTCTGTTAATAGATAAAATCCTCTTACTCCTGTATTGCTCATTTGAATTTACTTTTTATTTGTCTGGCTTCCAACTCATTCTTTTCTTTAGAGAAAGTCAAAAATGTTAAACATTCATGCACATTTAGTTTAGTGATATGTTCAAATTTTGTAATATCTCCGTTAGCGATTGCAAAGATGGAGTTGTACCATCCCCACTTTCTTGTGAAATTAGATACTCCGCTAAAATCTGCTCGTTCTTCTTGTCCAAAGAGTTGATCATAACTGTAGACAAGTCCCTCCCTAAATTGTAAAAAAAAACCACAGCACCAAGCACTGCATCTAAGGAAACTCTTTTGCAATCTCAAAACTATCTGGATTGTATTCTTTTATGAAATATCTGTTTCCTCTCTTCATCTCCATTGGTCTAAAGAGAACATTTACTGCTCTGTGCAAATTATCATTATCTCCAATAAAAGTATCCAAGTCAATATACTCTCCAAACGTCATATCTTCCAGTGATGGAATAAATCCATACTCTTGTCCATTTAATTTGAAGCTATTAATGAGCTGGTGCTTAGTATCGAACATGTTGTTTATGATTTCAGATATCTCTGTAATATCAGTCGCTCTCATTCCTCTCACTGCTTCCTTTGGCACATTGCAGAAGATTTCAACTGCTTTCAACTGGAGCTCTGCTTCTGGAAGCTCACTCAATTTAACAAACTCTTGATACTGTCCAAGAGTTATCTCATTTAAGGAAGTTGGTATTGTAATTTTGTAATTCATATTCTTGTGCTTATTAATATATAAACAATTTAATAATTTTTTAGTGATTAATGGACAGCATATTTACCAAAGTTTGGTCTGCTTAATAATGAGTAAGTAGCGTATCTGACTGCATCAATAATATGGTTGTTCTTATCCACTGGTTTATTTGTTAGCTTTCCACTTCTGTCCTCTTGCCATTTATAGTTTCTAAACTCCTGGATTGCATTGTCGCTATCCTTAGTGATATGTATCTTGAATCTCTTTAATAAATCAATACCAGCATTTACAGAATCTCTACCTTTTAAGCTTGGTTGGATATTGTGACCCATTCTCCTCAATTCATCAATCAATCGTGGCTCTGCTGAATCAAAAAAAATAGTATTCCTACCAACTCCCACTTGTTTAAAATGGTCGCTTAAATCCTTTGTTGTCATCATTGTTCTGTAAAGATGCTCTTGGATATATAGATTGTAATCTTTCTTATATACAGATACTAAAGTGCTTGGATCATTTGTATAGCCAGCATCAGCTCCAAAGCTTACAAACTCTGCATCATCTGGAATCTTATCAGTTTCATAATACTTGAAGATAGTTGCTTTACTGATTCCTCTCTGTCCAAGTCCGTATATTTGCCAGTATTGTTCATCTGTTTCCTTTAAACGCTCAATCTCTTCAACTATGCTCTTCTCCAGGAATGGATTGTCTAAATAAGTTGTTCGATAAAAGTCAGCATCATCTCTTGGGATAACCTTGTCATATATCCAGTGGTATTCGTCAGATGGATTGTAATCAATTATGATTTTTTCTTGCGTTCTGAATACTAACTGTTGCCAATCTTCATAGTCAAGCTCATTGGCTTCATTAATAAATAAGATATCTCTTTTGCGACCTCTTATCTTTTGTGGTTGATCAACAGAAATAAATTCAATGAGATTTCCATTAAGCTTGTATTCACTATTTGATTTATTATGATTCTCCTCTCTATATAGTCCATACTGCTTCAATATAGTCAAGAAATCACGCATTACAGTAGCTCTAACGCTGGGAAAAGTTTTTCTGCAAATAGTGATAGTTCTTCCTTTTGAAGTTAAGCAATAGTCAAAAACAAGGAAGAGTAAAACATTCCAAGTCTTTCCACTTCTTGTTCCACCCTCGTGTATTGCTATCTTGCCAGTGCTGTTCTGCAAATGGCGGTAGACAATGTTAGTCTGTATCTTTGATCTTGTCAATTATCTCAATTTTAAAATCAGTAGGCATTCCATCAGCTCCAGTTATTTCTTGTCTTTCAACATACCCTCTTTTCTTTCCTTTGCTCTTTAAGTAAAAAATCATCTCTGCTGTCTTTCCTTCTTTGATATTTTCAAACAATTTACTCTCAACAAAATCAAGAGCTATTTCCTGGATGTCATTAACTTGTTGAGCAAACTCTGGATCATCTTTTAACCATCCATAAAATGTTGTCCTCCCCACTCCAACTTTCTTACATGCAGTCGTTACCACACCCAGAGATTTCTCCAGTGCTTCAATGATTGCTTTTTTATGTTGTTCAGTTTTGTTCATAACTTTTCTATATTATATCCTTATTTTTTGTAACTTTACATTAATGTTTTCATTCTATTCACATGCGGTGGTAGTTTAAAAGTAAAATACTTGGCATCCAGTCAAGAGATGGCGTTCATATCGACCTCACCGCTCTAAGTTTCCCTCCTCTCCTGGAGGGTTATTTTTTCTCCTTTATACATACCAGCTCCAAGCTCATCAATCATTTTAAAGTCCAATATATCTGACACTATCTTACAACTTTTATCTATTAATAGAATGTATCTGTTTTGGAATCCCTCAAGAGCTTTAGCTCCTTTAAAGTCATACTTGCTATCTCCACGCTTTGCTACTATCTCTCCATTTGCAAGTCTATATATTGTTCCGTTTTTATTTATTTGTGTTAGCTTGAATCCGCTGGCTCTGTATATTGTTCCATCTCCGCACTGCGTTGCATCCGAGTAGCTTAATATCCATTTAATTTGCGGTGCATTCTTTTTGATCATTCGGATACTGATTGCTATACATCTACTCTCTGAATACTTTGGAAGATAATCATCAAAAGCCATTCTGTTAAGCTCCAGCATCTCATTCCATCTCTTGTTTATATCAGTTTCTCCAGAATCCACTAAAGGAAGAACGTTTCTTTTATCCATTGGACTTCCATAGCTCATTACTCCATGCAATTGGTTATCCAGGAAGCATCCGAAGTGCAGACTGCTCATATTGACAACCTTTCCAGAATAGTGATGTTTCTTTACAAAAGCATTCGCTACTTTAGAGTTTATAACTTTGACGATTATTTCCTTTGCTCTACCCATTGGCTTACTAATAAATATAAGGCGTTTCCATTTGAGTTCTCATTCCCAAATGTTTCAACGTATTTGAACTCTTCTGTTTGTCTTATTTCTTTGATTGCTTCTTTTATGAACTCCACTTGTTTATCTGCAAGAGTATAAGTCTGTTGTTGAAATGGCTCTTTCTCTCCATCTGGAAGTGAGAAAGCATCACTGGTTTCAATGTCATCCATATTCTGCCAGTTATCCATACCCCAGTCCTCAAGCTCAACAGAGTTCCATTCATTAGCTAATAAATCCCAATCCCACTCTCCAAAGTTTACATTGTCTTTTACAACAAACTCTCTTTCTTGCATTGGAGTAAGATTATCAGCTTTCATGATCCAGACCTCTTTCAATCCAGCTTCCTTACAAGCTCTTAATCTCATATTACCTCCAAGCACAACCATATCACTGTTTACGACTATTGGTCTAAGCTTGAGCATCTCTGGAAACTCTTTGATGCTTTTAACAAGTTTATGATACTTTGTATCCCTTATGATTCTGGGATTGTCTGGGTTTTTTATTACTTTTCTTATATCAATCAGTTCCATACTTATATATAAATTTTTTCTTATTATTTTAGTATCTCCTCAATCTCTTCCAGTTTCTCTGGAGATAAGCTTGATACTTTTTTAATTATATTAATTTTTGAATCATTCAATAAAACCTCGTGAATTAAAGGAAGTTGCCTGTTATAGAAACTATGATCTTTGTATGTATCATAAGAATGAATCAAAGAAGCGTGAGTTATTTTAAATCCATTTCTTTTGTATTCTCTTACAATCTCTGTCCAACCCATACCCATAACGTCATGCATGAATACGTTTGCAACGCTTCTCATTTCCACAAGCTCTCGTCTTCTGCTTTGCTCAAATATATCAACTCCTGTTATTTCTTTTATCTGTTCTCCTATCTTCTGTAATTTCATTTTATTTATTTTTAAAATAATTCTATTTGATTAATGTTTTGTTTTTTGATTATACCCATTGCTGTGTCAAGAATTGTTTTACCAGCTTCATACTCTACCAAATTTCTTGCAATCTTTACTGTGCTTTGCTTTCCTTTATATTGTCTAAAATTATAATCATGGAACTCACAAAGCTTGTTTAATTCGTCCGTACTATTACCAAAAACTGGTGGCTTTCTTTTGCTTAAAGTGTTTGGAAGATTAAAGTTTGTCCAATAAAGATGTCTCCCTCTTTTATGTGCTGGGATAAGCGGATCATAATAAGGAACAACATTCTCAACAACATACTTTCCTTTAAATCTTGGATTCTCTCCTTTTGAAACTAACTCCAGTAATATGATTTGTTGGTAAAGTGACATGTCTGGATACTGTGCTTTATATTTTGAGTTATATGCTCTGGCTCTGGAATGAGATGGACAAGGTGGAGAGCTCCAGATGAAATCAAAATCTTGATAATTGTCAAGAAGATATTGATGTGCATCCGCAACGATAACCTTATCTTTTGGAAATCTCTCTTGATATAATCTTGCAAGTTCTTCATCCCACTCCACTGCTGTTATTTCATGCTCATCTCCCCACTTATAGCGATTACCTCCAAGACAAGCGTATAAGTTTAAAATTCTCATTTGTTTTTTTCAATCCATTTCTGTTGCTCATCTCTTAAGTACTCAATCTCTCTCCTCAAATAGTCTGCTGCTTTCTCCAGATCTTTCAACTCACTTTCTTTCTTTCCAGCTCTGCATACATACTTGATGATGTTCCCTCTGTTAAAGTTAAGATTGTAGTCCTTTATAAAGTCGATAACATCGTATCCCTTTCCATTCTCGTAATGTAAATAAGTTGCTCTCATATTATTGCGTTATCAAGTTGTTGAATCAGATGTCGTATTTCACTTCTCTCAAACTTTCCAGATATTTCTGCATTATAAGTTTTGAAGCTCAAGTGATACATATCCTTTTCCGTATCTCCTTTTTTCTCTTTCTTTCCTAAGTACTCAATCTTTAAATCAAATTTCATTTTTTACTGTTTTTCTTAGTTTATTAAATTCCAGTAGCGTTGCTTCCATCAATGGCTTAAATCTTAAAATTGATGTTGCTGCTGGATGCTCGATTTTTGCCAACTTTCCATATTCCTTGAATAAGAAGTCCATTGCTTCATAGTCATTAAAAGCACTGATGTATCCTATTTTTATCATCTCTCTAACTCCATAAGCTTGAATGTTTCTCTTTCCATACTTGCTTACTAAATTAGATATTTTTCTCAAAAGATATAAAGAAAATTTTAAATCCTTTATTTTACACTCTCCTTTTTTAAATCCTCCAGGATTTGATCCAAAGAAAAGGTGCACAATATTACCAGCAGATATGTTGTTGGAATTTTTAATGTAATTAGTATAAGCTGTTTTGTAATCCTTGTTCTCTTTTGCAAAAGCTTTTAAATAATCTAAAGTTGTCCACGCTTTGTTTCCGTTGTTTAGGTTTATGATTGCATTAAGATGTTCTTTCTGGTCTTGAGTATCCACCCAGTCCACGATATAAGCTGGAACTGTTCTCTGCTTTAATAATTTAGCAGACACCACTCTGTGATGTCCCTCAATGATATCTCCATCTTTAGAAACTACTATTGGCATCATCCAGCCAAACTCATTCAATTTGTCCTTGAAGTTTTCTGAATGCTTTAAAAATACATCTCGATTGACTTGTGCCATCTTTAAGTTCTTAATGTTGTAATAAGGTTGAAATTCCCCTCTTTTAATCTCTGTTGTTTTCATGTTATTTATAGTTTATAATTGTTTTATAATTGTCCAGTTAAGCAATAGTTGTCAATGTCAGCTCCATCAATGAAAAACTTTTCATATAACTTAAGAGCTTTCTCAACTTTCTCCTCTCCTCTGAAATAAAAGTTTTCCGAGCAGTTAAAGATACCAATGTCAAGACTTCCTTTGTCAAGCACTAAGAAATAAAAATCTTCATGCTTCTTATTGAATAGATTGCAGTAAAGAAAGCACTGCACATCATAAGAATATTTTTGTGCTGAATAGTGAAAGTCCTTAACGCTTGATGAAGATGTCTTTAAATCTACAATTCTATTATCTGCAAGAACATCCGCTTTACCTCGAAATGGTAGTCCTTTAATATTATCAATTCCAGGAACTTCAAACTCTGCTTTTGTGATCAATTCCTTTGCGTGTTCATTCTTAAAGAAAGCATCCACTAAACGCTCTGCATCGCTTCTCTCTTTTGCAGTGAATACTCTTCCAAGCTCCAGCTTTGCTTCTTTGAATTTTTTTGTATTCTTGCTTGAACATCAATAAAAGTCTGTGCTGCAAAAACCTCTGGCTCTAATATAGCGGTGTGAAATAACCATCCATCTCTAAGTGCTTGAGATTCCTCACTTCCATATTCAAGTGAATATTTGTAAGTCTTTGGACTTGCAAGAATCTGCTTCAAGCTACTGCTACTCAAAGCCAGTTTGTTAAGCTCTCCATAATAGAAAGAATCATCATCCATTTTTTTGAGCAACTCGGCTCTGTCATACTGCTTTCCATCCAAAAGCGTAATTTTATTCTGTGTCATAATCGTAACAGTTTTTTGAGCAATAAGTATCACCATCGGTTTCCTTGTCGCAAGTTCTACAATAAGTTGTTTCTTCTGGCATATCAATATAATGCATATCGTATTTTTTTAATTCATTAGTTAAGTTTTCAATCTGTTCTTTAAGGTTTCGAATCTCGTCATTTTTCTGTGATCTCATGAGATTGTATCTCTTTGTTATTATATCCAGCTCTGTTCTTAATGTATTGGTAAACATTCCGATTTCATTCATTGCTTTAACGCAATTCCTTAAATCTTTATTAAGTGGCTTTGCATCTTTCCACTCCATTATCTTGTCGGCTAACCAATTAAACCAGAGATTGTAAGCTTGATTCTGTAATAAATCCATTATGCTTTACCTAATATAAAACCAATTAAAAAAGTTAAAGAAGCAAACGTAATAATAGCAGCATTGATAATAAACTGTCTGGCTTGTTTTCTTTGCTCTTCCTTTTGCTCTAACTCTTTTTTAGTATAGACTTCAATTCTGTTGTTTCTTGTTTGGATATGTAATCCTGTTTTTGTTTTTTTCATTTTGTTATAAATTGTGCAAGTTTCTGATATTTCTCTTGCATGTTTAATTTTTCTTTTTGCACTTCATTAAAAGTTATTTCAACTATTGAAGGAAGATCCTTAAAGAGCTCGTAAGCATGAAAAGTAATAACTCTTCCATCCTCAAGCTCCATATTTACTTCTCCATTGTTTCCACCCCAGAGAGCAACTGTTTTTTCTACGTATATCTCTTCCATCTTAATTAGTTCTAAAAATGTAATAGTTAGCTCCATCAAAATTATACTCAAGCTCTTCTCCATCATAATGAGCAAAGGTATGTCCATATCCATCAACAGAGCAGTTCTCTGCTGTTTGTTCCCAGTCAATAGCTAACCATTCTGGTGCTTTAATATCATAGCAATCCTCCGTTATTTCTCTGATTGCTTCTACATAAATATCCCAGATGTCATTATAGTGAATGAATCTGTATTCCTCTCCATCAATCTCAATGTAGAAATCTGTCTCAATGTCTGTTAATTTTTGAGTTAGCTCTCTTACTTCATCTCTGTTGATTGCAAGGTCTAACTCTTCGTAAATAAATTCAAGAACTTCTCTTTGTATTGTTTTCATGTTATGCTTTTTGAAATAATTTGTTTAACTCTTCTCTAATAATATACTGCTCAAACTCTGAACAGTCGTTGTAATAATCTTCTCCGAAAAGCTTGTCGGCTAACTGGTTTTTTAATTTATTAATGCTTATCATAATTATCTGCTTTTTACTCTTCGATTATTTCTTTAATTTTATCAAATCCCCATCTCTTAACCGCTAACTCTGTAGCTTCTTCGATACTATCGGCAGATAAATAACCATAAAAGTTAGTATCAATTCCATTCTTGTTCCAAGTTGATGTTCTAATTACTTTGTACATTTTTTAAGTTTTAAAAGTTATTAATAGTCCAAAAGTAATTCTTTTAATAAGTTTATACAAACTTTTTTTAAAATTATTTTTCTACTTCGTTTATATTATTTATTGAAGCATCTTTCTCATCTATTAAATAACAAGGTTTAAGCACTTTCTTTTTAGTCCAAAGAGATGAATCTGGACAGTAAAAATCTTTCTGTTTGAGCTCTTTTAATTCATTTAGCCAGAACAAATAATTACCTTTAGGATCATTAACAAAATAAAGAGCAACCTTTCCAGTTGCCAGAAGTTTATCATACCTATCCTTTTCCAGCATCTTTTGTATGTAATATGCTTTGCGAAAATTCATTGACATAACAACTTCAACTCCTTTAGGAGATTTACCCTCTGCATCATAGTCATATCCATCTCCTCTGTGAGTTAGCTCCCAACCATCTGCATTCAATAGCATGATAACAGCTCTTTCCCAATCTTCTACGCTTCTACTCATTGCTTAATTTATTAAGTTCATTTATCCACTGCACTATTCTTTTTGGCTTACATCCGCATGGCTCAAAGTATTGGTGGTTAAAATACTTTGCATGAAGCTGACAAAGAAGCTTAAATTGATCCTCTTTTATTTTGCCTTTTATTTCCTGGCTTACTTGAAGCCACTTCTGTTTATCTACTTGTTCCATAAATCCAAATCAATATCATTCCACTCTTCTCTTCTCTTATCACATCCACAGTCTTTTCCAACTGCTTTGCTAATCTTTTTTACTAACCAGTGAATACCAGTGTAGTAAGTAAAGTAATACATTAAATCTCCTAACTTCATAACTTATAATTATATAACATTTCTTTTTTTATCAAATAAGCTTTTTTGCTTTTTGTATCTCCTTTTCCAATAAACTCCACCCAGTTGAGATGATTCTCTTTTATGCAGTCTTTTATCCGATCTTTTAAAAACCAGTGATAAGCATATCCATCAAAGATTACCCAATACTTTGCTTTACTTGTGCTCAACGCAGATGGTCTGTTATTAAATTCAATCTCTATTACAATATTACCAGTGAATTTACTTTTTTCATCACTCTTCACTTCTACTCCGATTTCAAGCTCTGGGATAAAAATATCATACTCCTTGCAGTATCCATCCTTGATGAAAGCTTTTGGGTATTTCTTTTGAATTACCTCCAGGATAACATTCTCATGATATTTCCCTCTTTTTAAATCTCTATTAAAAGTCTCAATCAAAGCTGGTCTTTTATAAATTTCTTTGCGTTAGTATATGTATTGTAAAGTGAATAATAACTGATTTTTGTATCTCTGCTCAATTCTGCAACGCTCTTTCCAGAAGCACAAATCTCAAAGACTTTCCTATCATACCAGAACATCTTGTCCATTAAATCGTCAATTTTTTTCTTTTTATTTGCATACTCAACCTCATCAATTCCAAGCTCCTCCGCTTGTTTAAACTCATTAATCTCCTCAAGATACATTTTGATTTGCTTTGCTTCCTTTTTATATATGTTTAAATAAATTCCTCTTAAAACTTTATAACAGTAATATGTATTCACTTCCTCTCCATACCAAAGATCAAGTCCTTTCTGCACATCCAGATGGAGCTGTATATACATTTCTTGAACAATGTCTTCTGCTGTTGAGGAGTTGCATCCAAAAGACTTGACAATCCGTATCCAGTCTTGGTGTTTATTATAAGCTATTTCAACAAGGGATTTTTTCATACTTTAAATTTATAGTCCACAATACCCAGAATCACAATCATTGAAGTCATCTTCAAAGAGCTCTGTTTGTTTTAAACTGTTTTTAATATCAATGTATTTCATTCCATTCTTAAAAGTTCGAGCTCCATACCCAGCAGTATTTTCTTGATCTATAAACCATTGAAATTTCTCTGGATGTTTATCACTCATTAATTTTAAAAGCACTGGATTTCTGTGAAAGCATCCAATACAGTTGTTCATATATGCAAATCTAACTGGTTTATCTTTCCAGAACTTTTCAATTGAATCTTTATAGATATTATCATCTATTAAAGGAAAGACTGGTTTTTGCCAGGATATGTCCGCCCACTTATTTCTTGTTTTTCTTTTTCCAACTATTTTTTTGTGAGATAAGATTCCATTTTCATCAGATTTCTCAATCATGTTTTTGGCTCTTCTCATTTCATTAGCTCTGAATCCAATACGCATCTCAACTGGATCTGTAAAATTTTTATCCCACCAGTCAAAAATTGGCTTTAATTTCATAAGTTCAGTGCAGAATCTTATTGTTGCGTTAGGAAGATATTTTTTATCTCCTCTTATTATAACCTCATCAAAAGTCTTTCCAGTTACCCAAGATATTTCTTGACCGATGTATTGCTCAAGATCAATCATTGTGTATATTATTGCATCCTCTTCCAAAGTTCCAATAAATTCAACTCCAAGCTTGTCGCTTACTTCTTGTCTGATTTTTTTATCTGGAAACATGCAATTTTTATCACTTGTTCTTACAAGAGCAAAAACATTGTAATCTGCTTTATAATTAGCAGCAATATAACTGGAAGTTTTCCCTCCGCTTAAACTATTAACTGTAATCATACATCTAATTTTTTTGGCACATAATATTCCAGTGGATCATAAATCTCTCCAACCACAAATGGTAGTCCGTATTCATTTATACTAAAGCTGAATGTTTCAAAAGCGTATCCCCTTGAGCGTTTACAGCTCACTGTTATCCAATCCTTATTTACTGTATTTGCTTCAAGCTGTATCTGGCTCTCTGTTTTTTTCTCAAGGAATGATCCAAGATGACCAGTCGGTTTATCGCTTCCATAATTTGAATGTATTACTGTAATTATATGGCAGTTAAATTTTGCACTCCACTCCATTATTTTCTGCACACAAAGATTGCTTTCCTCAAGATTGTTTACATCACTTACAAGGTCTGCAATCCCATCAATCACAACAACTCCATTTTTATCTCCATTCTCTTTTAAGCAAAACTCTATAAACTCCATTCTTTGTTTATAATTAATAGTCCTCAAAGCATATGTTTGGTAGCATCCAGGATTTTTCATGTTAGCCATATCAAGCACACGCTTAAAAACTCGTTGTGAATGCCAGTGTCCTTGTTCTGTATCGAAATGCATCAAGCACTTTCCATCTCTGTGCCCTAAGATTTTACCACCAAAATTATTACCTCCACTTAAATAAACCGAAGCAAGTAGAGTAATAAAGAATGTCTTTTTTGTCTTTGGTGGAGCTTGAACAAATGAGAAGTTACCATACGTTCCAATAGGAATTGGAAAGGTTATCTCTCCAGCTTTTGTCTGAATTGTTTTATTTCCTAAGCTCAAAGCAGTTGGAGGATAGTCAAGAACTTCTGTTGTATTGACTTCGCACTCTTCCTTGATGAGCTCCATTAACATTCTGTCTGTTGTTTCCTTTTCTGTCATTTTTTAATATTGTTCTTTGTTATCATAAATATATAAAAAAAAGGGAAGCCGAAGCTCCCCTATAAAAATTAAAAAGGTAGATCCGCTGACTCTTGTGGAGAAGCTTCAACCTCTGGAGCTGCTTCACGCTCTGCATTTACGATTGTGCCATTGTTCCAGACTACTTTTCCATTGCCTAAGTAAGTCTTTTGCTTTTTGGCTTCTCTTTCCTCTTGCGTTTGGCTAACATAGATACCAGTATTGTTACCGTATCTTGTTTCATCATTGACGCTCATTGTGAGATTTACATATACCGCTCCATCTTTTCCAGCGATAAATTTCTCCTTTGGTAGCTTTGCTACGTTTAAACTAAAATTAATTAATGCACTCATATTTATATATATTAAAGGGTTTTAAATTCTGTTTTTGGTTTCTTAAAACTTTCGCTTTCATCTTCTCCGAATACTCCGAGTTCATAAAAGCCAGTTAGTTTCAAAACTGCTCTGCTCATTGCACGTTTTTCTGCCATCTCTGGAACGTACCACGAGTTAGTATTTCCATCTTTGTAATTAGCTCCTTTTAAAGCACTTCCAAAGGTTTCAATTTTCTTTCCATCTTTCTCTGCATGAGCTTTAAATACTGCGAAATTCGGCTCACATCTAATTACCTCATAACTAACGCTCATTTGCTCAAGAGCTTGTATCTTGTCAATACCTTGTCTTGTAATGATTGTATAGTGTTGATGTTTAAAGAAATCTTCTTTTGTAAGGTTATACTTTTTGTATAACTCTGTTAATTTCTGTTTATTCATTCCTCTTCTTTTATTAAATTGTTTACTTCAATTATTGCTTCAAGAAATTCAATTCTTTTTTCCAAAGCTTCGATTCTTAAATTTAAAAAATCAACTTGTGATGGAGATGTTGCTCTCCTTACATCTTCTGTATGTGTCATAGCTCTTCAAAAAATTGGAAAGCATCTAAACTCCCAAAGACAAAATTTAAGTCAATGATTGTTTCATACCTAAGTTTGTGAACAAATCTCTCGTTTTCTAAGTCTTCACAGATCCTATCAACTAAGTCTGGAATTTTTAAGTTCCACTTCTCAAGCTCTTGCTTATAATGTGGCTTTAATCTTTGTAATAAATTCATTTGTTTAATGTTATAAAAAGTTAATAATATCCCAAAGTTATAAAAAAAATTTAATTATCAACAATTTATCACAAAAAAAACCACCTATTAAGGTGGCTCTTTCCGAGTTGGTTAACTCTTTGATAACAAAAAACAAAGATTATTTCTTAATCAAATATACTTAATAAATAAAAAAAAGAGATTAAAACGCTAAAGAGTTATCAACAATTAAAAGTTCTGGATGCTTTTAAGATCATCAAGCTTAGTCTTGAAATCCTGGAATACTTCCAACCATTCTGAATCAGTAAGTTTAAGAACTCCTCTTGATAATGTAAGAAGCTCTTGACTTAAATCCTCTCCAAGCTTTAAGCTGTATTCATATTGCCTACCGTATTCAAAGCGATTGCATTTACGACATTGTGCATGAACGTTTCTTTCATCATATCGAGTAATAAGATGTTGCCTTGATATGAAATGTCCAGCATCAGTTTCAGAAAAGTGAACTTGCTTTCCACAAGATATACAAGAGCAGTATCCAGTTTCATTGTCTGCATCTCTTCTCCTTATATATTCATGAAATACTTTGTCAATCTTAGTTTTCCAGTATTTTAAAGTTTTTTTTGGCATAAGATTACAATTCCGAAGTCATATATTTATTACTATTTTTTTAGAAATGTATGTATCTATATAATTAGAAAACATATTTTTATAATAAATAGTTCAAAGTTATATATTATTTTTTAAATATAAAACAAAAAAATTATTTTTTCCAGTGTTTAGTGATTTTTTCTGCTGATCTCATTCCGAAGTATCCTCCATAGACTAACAATAAAAGTGAAGACAATAAATCAATCCAGTTAGAATCAATCTTAAATCCCTCCAAAGAGCTGTCAAGAATTATGTATATAAATAAAGTGATTGTTAAAAAAGCCAGAGATAATGGTCTAATGTTTTTTGAAAGCCAGGAATCACTGCTCATATCTGCAACCCAACGCTTTGTTGTTTCTTGCATCTCAATCATGTCGTGTCTTAGCTCTTCCAGGAGCATCTCTTTGTCAATCTCTGAAAGCTCCTTGTCTCCTTTTATCTTATCTGCTAAATCTTTTAATTGATCAATACCAGTTATGCTTCCAGCAACAGTAAGAATCTCTGGAGCTACTTCCTTTCCTTGTCTGACTAACCAACGTAGAGCATCTCCAACTCTTGTTGTACCATGCTTTTCTTTATACTTTCCTGGCATAATTCCAACGTGCTTTTGTTCTTCTTATATCATAGTGAGTAAACGTATCATAAGCTCCAACTCCTCCTTGCAAGAGCTCTCCTATATCAATCAAGTCCTCAATCATTACAAAGACTTCTGCTGGCTTTAAACTTTGGATTGTGATATCTGCTGCCTTACCTAATAAGTGCTGGCTTCGGCTACTTCCTTTTATTTTAGAATTATGATCTGGACATCTATATGCACTATTTATTGTGATTGCTCTTCCAGTATAATCTCTTAACCTCTGGAGCTGTCCAGCAAGTTTGATGACATTCTCATAAACTTCCAGTGGCATCTTGCAACCGCACTTGCATTCGAATTCATGAATTTTAAAGTTCTTTGTCATTCTTTTTTTTCTTATGCGTTTCGTATATTTTTTGCAGAGTATATACTATTGAAGCCATAAGCAGTATGATTTTTAGACTGTTCTCTATTGCAGTAAAACTTATGCCTAAACTTATGGCATTAAAAAAAGCTATTCTTAAATCTTGTACACTCATTACATTTTATTTTCTAAATAGTCAACACCATAAAAATTATGTAGTGGCTCACCGCTTGGTGTTACTGCATAGCTTTTCCAACCGTATGGGTGTTCTTCTATACCGTTCCAAACTACATCTATTAAATAGTTATCGCTGAGTACAGTTTCTTTAATTACATTCCCCTCTGCATCAGTTTCACCCTCTTCTATTACTTCGTGTCCTAATCTTACTACTGCGTGGCTATGCGTTGGATATTCGTTACCATTTTCATCAGTATCTACTCCTAAACCTTTTATTTTAGTTTCAGCTTGTTCCTCGCTATCAAATATATATTTGCCTACTTTCATAATGTTGTTAGTTCTATTGCTTCTGCTTCTGTTAATACTCTGTCATAAACTCTTAAATCTTTTATTTTGGCTTGTAGATTAAAAGCACCACTTGAAATTCCTGCAATTGTACTCCTAACTTCTGTTAATGTATCTTCTGCAAAAATATTTACACTTGTATCTGTTGAAATTAAACTGCCATTAATATATAATTTAGCTTCATTGTATTTATATGTAACCGCTATTTTATTAAAGTTTGTAACATCATAAAAAGTAGTGAATAAAAGTGCTTGTGTTACATTTGCAAGTTTTATTTCTGCTCTTATTTGATTATTTGTAGTATCATATTGTATTGTAACTCTATTTTGACCACTACTATCACTTAATTCAATCCCATTACTATTTGTTTGAGCATTTAAAAAAGAAGCCATTTGTACAAAAAATGTACCCTCTAAAGAATTAAACAAATTTGCATTACCTCCACCACTTATAAAATCTTTTAATCTTGTTACTGTACTTGCTTCTGTTTTTATATAGCTTGTAGGATAGCTTCCTAGTTCAAGCATAGCACCCCAAATCGCAACATCTCCATTAGTGTTACCAAAAAAAACTTGACCATTAGAAGGGTTTGTTGTTAGTGTTACTCTTTGCCAATCACTATTAGGCGTTATGCTTTGACTAAACACTTGTCCGTTTGAACCATTACGGATATAAATAGTAAAGTTTGTACTACCTAAACTTTTAACATAAATACTTAATGTAGAATTTCCGCTTATAACAACGTTACGCCTTAATACTGTTCCGCTTACGCTTGTTCCTGTCGCACCGCTTAATGTATCAGCGGTTAATGTTCCGTTAGGTGCTAAATTTGTATTGCTTGAAACGGTACACCCACCTTGTTTGCTCCAATAAGAATTATCAAATTGCTCACTTCTTTGAAGTATATTTGAGCGTTGTGGCTCTAAAAGTAAACTTGGACAGTTGCTATTTAACCAATCTAAACGAGGTACATCATTTGCAACCTCTTCAATTAGTCCATCTTTGCGTACTCTTGTACCCTCGCTTGCTCTATCAAAGTCAAAATCTCCTGTAGCATCATTCGGCAAAATAGAATATACTTTACCGCTTTTATATCCGCTTGGTATCAGTGCTAATTTAGGTTTACTCATTATCTCTCTGTTAATATTGTTGTACTATTCATATACCTCCATATTCCGTTAGCATACCATCTCAAAGTAATTTTATCATCTGCATTAATAGGTGCAGTAGTTCCAAAATCAAAATTTAGCACCATTCCTTGACTTGCAAAATAGCTAAGTGTTTTAGAAGTAACTAAAGTATTTAAACCTTTATAGATATATACAGTTGCACTACTTCCTGTAGGTGTACCATAAGAGCTATATTTATTTGCAGTCATAGTAACGCTTGAAACATAGCAGTCAAAAGGAACAGGGATAGTGCCATAAGCATAAGGGAATGCAGTAGTCATACCTGTATCATAAAGCGTAAAAGTTGAAGTACTACTATGATAGTGCCTCCAATTTAAAGCTAACTTATCCTTATGAACAGGGTTTGCTTCTTTAAGCCTGTTTATCTTGTTAGTATGTTTAGCACTTACTATTTTACTTATCATCTCTGTATGCTTTGTAGCAGATTGCTATTGCTTGATCTTTTTTATACTCTTTGCTTATTTGAGCAACGCACCTCATCATGAAATCGCTCTGCTTCTCGTTTGCTTTTGGTTTCGGTATAGGCATTGATATACTTTTTTAACCTTATTATATTTTTATCCTTTACTTTATACTTCATCAAAGCACCCATCCATTAAACGTTGTGTCAGTATCTGGAGAAATATCTTCATTTGTGTTGCTTCTATACTCTGGGAACTTTGATTCATTGAAACATAAATAGTCCACCATTCTTGTTGAGTAATAGTTAGCGTATTCTCTTGCTTTTGATACTAAGTAATCAACTTCGTTTTTTTCTACGTTCTGTGCAGTTTCGCTTGAATGCTTAAACACCCCTCCGTTTTTTATTTGATAAGCAGCAAAAGGAATGTATGTCATTTGAGCAAACCAAATCAATGTCGGTTGCACATAATTATTTACAAGATCAAGGTAATCTCCAGACAAAGTATCTGCAATGATGTCAGCACTTATCTTATTGTATAAATCAGTTCCAAGAAGATTTTGTACCTCAACTTGCTGTGCTACTTTTATAAATTGTATGAACTTGTCCGTGTCAGTATTTCCATCAATGATGGAGTTCTTAACAAGATCTGTTCTGCTTATGAATAGTGCTGTTGCCATTAGTTTTTAAATTTCATTTTATTCCAATACTCTGCTGTATATCCTTTATACTTCATATCCTTTGGTGCAACTGGAACTTTCTGTGCGTTTGCTTCTGGTTTAAAACCTCTCTTTCTGGCTTCTGTCGTGCTTATTGCATCTCCGAGTCCTTTAGCACCCTCTTTTCTAACGTAAGTCTTTCTAAACCATTTGTGATTACATCTTGCACCGCCTTTATAAAGCCAAATAGAATAAGTATCACTTCCACCTTTTCCAAATCCTTTATTTACAACTTTTTTCTCCATTGCAACAATGTCCTCTTTTCTGTAAACTTTCTTAGCACTTACCATTTTTGAGCAGAATTGTCTTGAAGTTGATTTTGTTGTTGCTGGTGCATACATATATCTTACAAGAAACTCATTTCCCTCTTCTCTTGATTGCTTACTTGTTCCATCTTGATCACTCTTTTGATATGGCTTTGCACTTCCAGTGCTTACAAACTCCCAAATCTTAGAAAGCAAACTCTTTTCCTCTGGCTTGTTTAAATCAGTTATAACTTCATCAAGCTCCTCTTCATGCTCATAACTTACCTCTCGCTCATCAATAACATCAAAGTCCTTTAAAAGCTCCTCTTCATCTTCTCCGAGCTCAATCAAAGCATCTGCAATATCACTACCCATTTCATCTGGAAGCTCTTTGCTTAATTTAACTCCAGTTTCCTCTTCTCTTGTTTCCTTATCAACTACGTTCTCCAAATCAGTAAACTCAAGTGGCTGTAGCGTTTTAAAGTACAATTTAAGAGCTATATTGTTGTAAGCTAATATCATGTCAAACGCATCAATCAAAAGTGTCTGAAATGGTCTAATAACAGTGTTATCCATTAATGTGCTGGCAGTCTTAAGTTCTTCTGCATTGTTTCCAAGTCCAGAGCTGTCTTTAATTCCCAAAAGCATTGGAGAAACTACTCTGTGTGCTACCATTATTTTCTTACCGCTCTCGTCTGATAAAAATTGATACTGATTGTGAGCATCACTTAACTGGATTGGCTCAATAGTTGCTGCACTCTCTGGATTGTCGTTAAACGCAAGAATGAATTTACCCGCGTTAGAACTACCCGAAAATTTAGAATAAATACGGTTTTCTAACATTTGTCGCTCTTCGGCGTTAGGTGTACCATTGTTAAAATTAATTAACATACTCGGTGCAAGTCCGTTAAGTATGTTATTGAGATGATAGTTGCTAATCTCCTCCTCAAGCTCTGCATATTGAAGTCCACCTTGATAATCTGGAGAGGAATAGTATTTATATCCAGCTCGATACGGTTTTACATATACAATCTCAATTGATTCATTTGAATAACCAAAAGCTGGTATTCTTGTGCAATCATCTGCTCTCTTTACTTTACTCCAGTTATCTGAATAGTAATACGCTTCAATCTCTCCTTTCTCATTGCACTTTTCTGCTCTTAAGTTCTCCACTGGGATATGCTCTACTCTTGCAACAGTCTTTCTGTCCTTTGAGTATATCACTTGCATGGAGCACTGACCCATAAGCTTTAAATCATAACAGAGCTTTCTTACACAATCCTTGTGAAATAAAGAAATCATCTTTGCGTATTGCTCTGGCTTTTTATTTGAGTCTAAAGCATCCAATCCCTTTCCGTATATCATCTCCGATACTCCGTTGATAATAGCATTGTTTGTTGGACTTCCATTGTATCTGTCAATAAGATACTGGAAATAATTATTGTCGTTTCCATACGCAACCCACTCTTTATTGGATTTCTCCACAATCTCTGGACTGGTATATGTGCTTAGATTTACTACTCTTAAATCATTCATAATATTATGTAATCGTTGTCATAACTATCCTCCTGGACATACTCTCCACTATTTACAGAGTAATAATCGTTGTTGGATTGATTAATTGTTTGGTCTGTGCAAAATACTCTGTCTTTATAAATTACAGAGCTTCCATTTTTTACTTCCAACGTATAGAAATCTCCCTCCGTTAGCGTTCCAAAGTCTGCTGTAAAAGTTGAGTAATTTCTGTCTGTTGAAGCTGTTGGAGTTATGCTTATATTTGATCCAGTGCTCTCACTTCTTAAATTTACAGTGATGCTACCAGTAATGTATTCTCTTGGAATTATCTTAAAAGATTTACTTCCACTTGTTCCAATTAACTTCATATTAATATATAAACAAAAAAGAAATATTTTGCATGAAAATTACTAAAACACTGATATTTGTGGAATTTATGTAATAAGTATTTTACATAATTTTGTAAGAAGGGTTTTTTGTCAGTTGAAAGAACTCGGTTTTTTAATAGACCTATATTACAGAGAGCATAACAACTCGTAAAACGCTTAAAATTGACCTTAAAACAAATTAATAAAAAGCATAAAAAAAGGGTTACCAATAAAGATAACCCCTTAATTATACCAATTAATTTGCTCTAAATTAAGCGTCTGGATCAATCTGTGTAGCATCCTCTTGCAAGTTGCTTACAAAGTATGGTGGAGCTACTTCTTGAGCTGTTGCAACTAAAGTAAACCCAGAAAGGTCACCCATTGCTGCACCGCTTACGATTGTACCACCAGTAATTTCTGCACCGTTCTTATGTCCGATTAACAGTTGATTTCCATTGTAATCTTCTACTACGTAATGAGCTCTACCAGCATTCAAAAGTTTGATTTGCTCTTGCGTTGCTACATCAAGGAAAGTAAAAGTAATGTTTAAAGTTGTTTCATAAAAAGTCGTTCCATTCTCTCGTGAACTGTTTACTGCTGTTTCTAAAGAACTGTTACCTTTGATATCGAACTTAAAGAAATCTCCTCCAGTTGTCAAATCAATTGTTCCAGATGTATCAGAAAGAGCAGCAATCGTTGGGTCAAAGTCAAGAATGTAAATTGTCTTAAGACCTCCAACGCTATTCTTACAAGGTAATGAGCGACCGCTTGTTACTGCACATGCCATATTTTTAGTTTTTTAAAATAAAAAAGGGTAGGGATATTCCCCACCCCTCTTTTCTGTTAGTTATTAATTTTATTAAGATGCAAGTGTATAAAGAGCGATGTCTCCACCGATACCATACTGAACACCAGCGGTTGCTCTCATTACTACTCTTACGTTTTGACTTCCATCAACGTCACTCATGTCAATAACCTTAACTTCTTGAGAATCTGACAACAAGCCAGTACCAAAGAATAAGTTTGACTTCTGTGCAGCAACCATGTGGTCTGCTGGCATTCCAGGAGCTCTAAAGATTTTGATTCCATCAAAAAGCAAGTTGCTTAATGCTTGGTTGTTTCCTTTATTGTCATAACCATTAGCACCTACCCCACCAGATTGGAATCCTCCTAAAGCACGTAAGTAAAGTTGATAAACATTGTTAGGAACATAGATGTGTAAATCTTCTTGGTATAAAACGCTGTTTGGAATAGCATCTACCAATTTTCCGATTTCTGTTGTGATATTTGCTGCTGTAAAAGCAGTTTCAGAAGTTACTGCATCATTAACATCTCCATCTGCTGCCATAAGAACAGTGAATCCATCAAACTCTCCAGCGTTAGCATTTACTCCACCCCAGATGTTTTGCTCTGTTTTTTGAGCTACTTTCTCTGCAACGTGAGAGATTAAGAAGTCAGAAAATGATGGAGGAAGTTGGTCGAATGTAGAATAACCCATCTCGATTGCTTCCCAGTCAGAACGGAAATCTTTCTTACACAATTGTAAGTTTACTTGAAACTCCTCTGGTTGTAAGATTCTTTCTGTTAATGTAATTGTAGAAGTAGGATCAAAATCACAAGTAGCATCTTTTAAGATTGCATCAGTTGAAACTTTTTTGATTACTTCTTTAAACTTAACGTTTGGTTTGATTTCTACTCCACCATTGCTAAGTGTTTCTCCGCTTAGTAAAGCTGCACTGATGTATTTACCAGCAAACTCACCAGCGTAAGTTGTTGTAATTGATGTTGTTGTTGCCATTTAATTTATTGATTTATTTTGTTAATTACTCGGTCTAAAATTGTTGTTGGTCTTTTTGGAGCTAATCTGTTTAAATTCACAGAAGCTTTATTTTCTGGATTTGCTTTGATTGGCTCTGCTGCTGGCTCATTGAGTTCAGCTTGTACATCTTCTGGAACTTCGCTTAATTCAGTTCTTTCATGCTTTGCAAGTTCCTCTGTAATTAGATTCCCCAAATCTTCTGCACTCATTTCTTCCTTTGGCTCAAGCATTGCTTTGATTTCCTCAATCATTTCTTTTACCTCTGCAAGTTCCTCTTTAGTAGCGTATCCAAGCTCTTCTTCTTTTTCTTCAAGCTCTACTTCTTCCGAAGCTTCAACTTCTTCAACCTCTTCTTCTGTTGCTTCTGGAGTTTCCTCTTCTGCACCAGCTTCTTTGATTTCAGATATCAAACCCTCTTCTGCTACTACAAGCACTCTACCATCTTCAAGCTCATACTCTCCAATAGGTACAGCAACTTTCTCGTCTTCTGTAACAATAAAAACTTCGTTACCAGATTCAAACGCTTCTGCTTCTAAAACAGCACCGTTTTCTAACGTCTGTTGTTCTAACTTAACCTCTGTTGATAAGTTAAGAACGTCTTTGATTTTCTCGATCATATCGTTCGTGTTCATATTAATATATAAGTGTTAAAAAATTAATTTGCATTTTTAAGCTTTTTTCTGGATAATAAACCACTCGCTTCCATCACTCCAAACATATATCCCCTCGTAAGATTTGTTTATTTCATAATAGTCAGTAGATCCATCTAAAGTGTCACTTCCACTCGGTGTTAGATAAACTCTTGTATTGGTATTAAACCCTCCATTTGAAATGAATCGAATTGCTCTGTTTGTGCTACTTGATGCACTTGGAAGATTTAAAGTCATGTTTCCACTTGCACCACTCCAAGTTAATTTTACAAGCTTTACATCTGCATACTGACTGTCTGATAAGTTTACAGTTTCTCCGCTTGATACAGTTATATGAGTTGAT